AGTAACGGGTGAGCCATCTAAAATAGTAAGGCGTTTGTCTGACAACGCAGACATACCTTTTGACCCACAAAATTCAGACTACCAAGCCTATTTAAAGTGGGTGGCTGAAGGCAATACACCAGAGCCTGCGGATGCTTGAGGATACTGACACACGCCTGGCCGTGCATGAGGCGATATGCACAGAGCGCTACAACAACATTGATCGCACATTGCGTGATGGTGAAAAGCGCATGACCAAGATTGAGTACTTGTTGTATGCAGTGATTGCCTGCGTCTTGCTAGGCCCTGGTACTGCAGCCACGTTCATCCATAAGTTCTTTGGCATATAAGATGTGGATCCATTCTCTCTTCTCATGCTGGCGCAGGGAGCTTTCTCAGCTATCAAGCAGGGCTGCGAGTTTCTACACCAAGGCCGTATCCAGCTGGAAGGCGCTAAGAAAACAATTGATGGAGCGATGGCAGATGTCAAAGCCATCAAGGGAATCTTTGATTGGTTCATTGGCCTGTTCATATCAAAGCCTAAAGTTGATATTGCAAAGCCTATTGCTAAATCAGCACCCAAGTCAAAGCCAGCAGCTGCAGCCAAGCAACAGCAATCCTATGAGCAGCTCGAACTTGAACTCATTAAGTCAGTCGGAGAAAACATTGGAATCCTCTTTGACACCCAGCAGCAAATCAACACCTACTACCAAGAGCTTGAAGAAGACTCCAAAACAAACTACAACCCAGACCAAAACACCAGCAAGAAGGCGATCGAGCGAGCATTGATTGAGCTACAGCTGGAGAAGTTAATGGAGCAGACCAGAGAGGCGATGGTGTATGCACCAGCAGAATTGAAAGACTTGTACAGCAGATTCTTGAAGATGTATGGGCAGATTGAAAGAGAGCAGGCGTGGGCTAGAGCAGAGATGATCAGAAGAGCCAGGCTGGCTAGGTGGCGTAAAGAACAACAAGAGATCAGGCATATTGAAATGATTAGTGGAGGCATTGCAGTCATGTTCATATCATTATTTTTTGGGTGGTTTATGTGGGCAATACAAAACTTGTCTGGTGGATTTTGATGAGCGTCACGCTGTGCATTGTCGTGGGCGCTACGTCAATTGCATATGTTGAGACTCTCTACATGAAAGCCCAACTAAAAAAAGAGATCAAAGAATTGAGAAAGTTAAAGGCAGAGATAAAAAAAGTACAGAATCCAAATGGAACTAATGAATGAAATACGCACTGTTACTACTGCTATTGCTCACGGCCTGCGATGACCGATATCGCTACTTCTGCCAAGACCCAAAGAACTTTGTGGCCAAGCGCTGCCAACGTCCTGATTGCCAATTCACCCAAGACTGTCCCGACTATTTAGTAGCACCTATATTGGAGAAATCAATTGTCCAACCCCCAACCCAAGTTTCATCCGAACCGATTGCTAACCCAAGAGGAAATTGAGATAAGGGTCTGGGCCTTTGTGGTCCTGATCGTTACCTTTATTCTTGCTGGCATTGTGATGTTCATGCTGTACAGCCTGGCCTTTGTTGTGCAGCCAATCAAGTCTATGGCGCCTATTGACCAGGCGTTTGCCAAGATGCTTAATGACATTGTGCTGCTCATTGTGGGTGGCATAGGTGGCGTGATGTCTCGCAAGGGCGTACAGACTATTGCAGACAAGGTATCTCAAGCAAGTAACCCAACACCACCTACCCCGCCTGCTCCAGCTGCAGCGCCTGCTACATCTACCTGGACAGCACCAGCTGGTGGTCTGCCTGCTTGGGTTAACCCAGCGCTTGATGAAGAGTGGCGAGCGCCACCACCACCGACTACGCCACCAGACTACGTTGATCCAGCCAAGGAAGAGATTGCACAGGAACGTGCTGCAGCGAGGTCTGAAACATGATCCCAAACCCATGGCTAATTATTGGAGCCATTGTCATGGCTGCAAGCGTGTACTTCTACGGCCACCACAAAGGCTGGGCAGAGCGTGACCAGGAGATGCAGGCAGAGATCGCCATCAAGAATGAAGAGGCTCGAACTAAAGAGCAAGAGCTAACCAAACAACTTACCGATAACTCAACCAAACTGCTGGAGGCCAACAATGCCATCACTGAAAAACAGTCTTCTCTTAATCGTCTTATCCGCACTAGTAGCTTGCGGATCCAAACCCCAGGTTGTGTACAAACCAGTGCAAGTACCACCCCTGCCAGCGGAAGTAGCAGCCAAGCGGGAAGTGAATCTGACAGAGAGACTCTCCTCGCTATTGCAGAAATCGTTGCCCAAGGAGACAGGAACACAGCCCAGCTCAACGCCTGCATCGACAGTTACAACAAAGTAATGGAGGCAGTCAATGTTAAACGCTGAGAAACTAGCCAAGTTGCACATCAGTGCTGACTGGGTTGACCCACTGAATGAAACATTCGAGCGCTTTGGAATTTTTAGCCAGAATCAGCAGGCTACATTCATTGGCCAGTGTGGCCATGAGTGTGGAAACTTCAGAATCCTGGAAGAGAACTTAAATTACAAAGCTGTAACGCTAATGAAGTTGTGGCCTAAAAGATTTCCCACACTGGAGGTGGCCAATGGCTACGCTGGAAACCCTAAGAAAATTGCAAATCAAGTCTATTCTTCTCGCATGGGTAACCGTGACGAAAATAGTGGTGACGGTTATCGGTTTAGGGGTAGGGGTTGTATTCAGCTTACTGGTCACTCTAATTATTTCCACGCTGGTAAAGCGCTGGGCGTGGATTTTGTTATGGACCCTGATCTTGTTGGCACTCCTAAATATGCTGCCCTTACAGCTGGATGGTTTTGGTCTACCCACAAGCTCAATGCTCCAGCGGATGCCCTTGATCATGCCAAGGTAACCAAGATTATTAACGGTGGACAGATAGGGCTTGAGGATCGCATTAAACACACCCAGCAAGCCCTATTAGTCCTAGCCTAAAGAGTAGCAGCCAGCGCTTGGATACGCATTTGATGGCCAGAGATATGACGTATCTTCTTTGTACCCTCAACTGAATCAATCGTTTTTTGATTGACCTCACGTAACTCACGCAGCTTAGTCATGCGATCACGTGGCTCAATCTTTGTATTGGCTGCAAGCTTTGCGGAAAATGTTTCATACGCATCTTGCCATTCGTCTAGCGTGGCATAGGTGGAGTGCGGTTTGTCTTTGCCAGGCAAGATGATTGCATACTGACCAGCTGGTGGCTCGGTGGCCAACTCTTCAAACGGTGGGTGATCAACGATCTTAAGCTCACCAGTCTCTACGTCAGGCTGGGTAAATTCCACAGCTGCTGGCGCTTGAACTGGTGCAGCCAATGCGTCTAGTGGATTGCGTGGCGTGATGTCTTTGGCTTGGCGCTTAGTCTCTTCTGGGTAGTCTTGTGCCTCTTCAGTGCTGATCAACCCTTTTAAAACATCTGGGTAAGCATCACGTAAAGCAAAGCCCCTGGCTCTCATCTGCAGCATACGCTTGGGGTATGCCTGCCATGGACCCTGCTTGCCCCACAGGCCTGCACGTTTAGCATCTTCTACAGAGAAACGCACGGTGACTGGCGCCCTGCCCTTGCGCCTGGCCACACACACAGCGACTGGGTTTGGCGTACCCTCATCTTCAATGCTTTCCTCTACGCCATCACACACAGGACTGGCCTGCACCAGCGCCATCATGGCATCACCGTACACACTAGGCTTGCCATTGATCACAGCAATATTTTGTAGGGCTTGCATGGGTGCTAGACCCATCTCCATGCCCCACTGAATACAGACCATGATGTCTTGTGGCTTGCCCATGTATTGCTTGGGGACCATGTTGCTGTTGGCCAGCATCTCCGAGAATTGAATGGCCTCGGTTACGGTGTTAGGGGCAAAGCCCTGGCGGTTAGTAGTTAGCTGCATTACTCTTTCTCCTCATCAATAGAGGATCGCAATACTTCCATAACAAGCATAGAAATGCTGTCAACAATGGCGCTTGCCTCTTCAATCGACACATCAGGGAAGACATCCAATATTGCTACGGTTGCTTTAGCGTGTGCTTTTTGAACTTGATTGCTATAAGTAGTCATTTTATTTTGCCTCCTTGATTATTAATGTGGACTGCCGAATTGAATAAGCCTCCTTTGCTGGACTTATTTTCTCTGGCTGCGCTTTGTAGGAACGTACTGGCCAATTTATAGTAAAGCCACCAGCAATGGCCTTAGTATTTGTACCCATGAGTTCTTTGAGGCGCTCCTCATCAGAGGCAATGTCTTGCTCTGTAATTTTTAGGTTAAATTTGTTGTTGGCAATACGCTCTGCCAACTCTGCAGCCTCAGTGCTATCTAAGGTGATGACGTTGTCATCTGCTGGGTATAAGCCTCTGGTATCTGGCCAGCGCTCACCACTTGCTGGCGGGTAGTAATCCACCGAGCCAGTCTCTTTCCAGTTATCCAAGCGGGACTGGAAATCAATGGTGGCTGCAGCAATGCGGTCAAGTGTTCCCTGGTGTGGAGCGAACAGGAACAGGCGCATCTCGCTCGCTTTGTATAGCACTGCAATGCAGCCCCAAGTAGCTTTGACAATGTCCATCTGAGCCTGCAGCTGAATGGGACCGCGGTACAAGGCTGGCGCATCTTCAGCCTCTACAGATGTAACCTTGGCCTCAATGACTCCCATACCGTCTAGCTTGATTGAGTCCTGGCCGATAACCCATATGCCATTGGCTGGATCGCTGACTATTACCTGGCCACGGCCGACAGCTGTGCCATCCAGGCTGCAGCACAAAGGCAGGCTGTCGTGATAGTAGGCAGTCTCATGCTCAGTCACCAGCTCGGTCACCAGCAAGCGCTTGGCTGCCTCGGCCAGCACGGTAGGCTCAAGCAGATTACCCCAAGCCATTGCCTCATTACCAATGTCTGGGCGCTCAAGACCTTTGAGTGCGTTGATTGAATACTCTAGTTCATCATTAGGGTTTGACCATTTCGATAGCCCTAGAACCGCAGGCAATCGAGATGCCGACAACATAGTGTCGGGGGTTACTTTGTTCACCATTTTTTAATGCTCCTGTTTAGTGGCTAATTGGTAAGTGCGGATGATTCGGGCGTGTGCCTGTGGGTGGCTGGCCTCAGTAAAGCCAACAGCTTTGAACTGCTTGCCCCGAAAGACAGCGCCAAGCACCGATGGGTGCATACCGAAATCTGAGTAGTAATTAGGGTGCTTTTTGACCAGCTTTGGGTCACGCAAAAGTAGGTCTTGCAACCATTCCTGATCTGCACTACTATGCTTTTTGGTAGACTGATACTTACTACCAATTACTACCTTGCCTGTATCTAGGGAAAAGGTGTGATAACTACTTTGTACTACGCTACTGGTAGTGTTTGCTGGCCAATAAACACTATACACATCGTATGAAGTAGAAGAAGGTTTTAATAAGGCGCCAGCAGCGCCTAAGATTTTTTGATACGCCAAGACCTGGCGTTTTGGTTTCGCTCGATGAACTAATGAAGAACTAAAAGTACTCATTTGCTTTCTCCTTTTTTGATAAAGTTTCTAAGGTTACAAGATTCAAAGGTCACTCGGTGAGCTTACGCTACCTGTAGTGATTAACGCTTTACGAGATTGTTCTTACGCCACTCTTTGGTGGCTACATCTTTCTTATTCGTTTGGCTCAGTGCTGATCTAGCGTGTTCCATGCAACCCCTGGCTGCCATGATTCGCCAAATATCACTGCGCTCATCTTCCCAGCCAAGCTTGGTAAGCTGTGCTGACAGATCACTGAAGGTCTTGGCTGCCCACTTGATGTCTTCCATCACTAGGACTGGGACATCTAGCCTGCAGTTGACGCCACGGCCAATTCTGTTGAAGTACTTGGCCAACTGTTTGCGGTTGAGATCTCTCTCACCATCAAAGGGCTTGACGTGTTCGTAAATTGGGAGCGTTGATCTATAGCCAGTCATTACTTAGCTCCAATTCTTTTGAGCAAGTTGCGGACCTGGCTGGGATTCCAGTTGTTATTGCCACGTGGTGTCTCAATGCCACGAGCTGTCAGTGCTGTTGCGATATCACGCAAGGTGTTAGCGCCAGACTTCTTGATGATGTCGTTGACCACTGGTGCAACTTTTTCTGCAAAGTTATCGGCCTGCTGCTTGATGACTTTGATGCCAGCCTCTGAGCCGACTTCTGGGTGAGGACTACCTAGCACCTTACCTCTGCGCTTTAAAGCCTGCAGGGCTGCGCTAGTGCGCTCAGAGATACGCTTGGCCTCGTACTCCGCAAAGACTGCCATCATCTGTAGGAACGTGCGATCGGCCTCTGGCATATCGGCACATACAAATGGCACTTTGCCGTTGAGCAATGTGGAGATGAACTGCACATCACGTGCGAGGCGGTCTAGCTTGGCCACTACTAATGTGGCTTTTTGCTTTTTAGCCAGGTCAAGTGCAGCCATGAGACTTGGGCGGTCTTTAAGGCGCTTGTGTGTGCCTGACTCAATCTCGGTGTACTCGCCAATGATGGACCATTTGCCACCATTGAGGAATGTATTTACCAGCTGTCGTTGAGCCTCAAGGCCAAGGCCTGATACGCCCTGCTTGTCTGTTGATACTCGGTAGTACGCTACGAATTTGCCTGTGTGCGGTGTCATGTGGACGCTCCTGTTTATGGTTAGGTCCTGTCTGTGATATCGGATTGATATCACTTGTCGCTATTCTATTACAAAACCCATAAGGTCTGTAAACCCCCTTTCTTATACAAAGTTATAGGGACTTTCCCTAATGCCTAGTATCTTGTACAGAATTCAATAGGTAGAATTGATATCTAGTTGAAATCAAACGTACAAAAGCCATGCAAAAAACACCCAAAGTAGCGATGCTCATACGCCTTAGACCTAGCACTAAGGAACTGTTGGACGAGGCCTGCAAAGAGCAGCAGCGCTCACGCTCTAGCCTGATAGACCAGCTCATTAAGGATGTTTTAACCAGGCAGTACGCAGACTTGCATAGCAGGCTCGATGACTTAGTTGCGAGGCAATCAGCATGACACCTAAAGAGGCAACCAAGTTGTTAGACATGGCCAAAGATGGTGATGAGATAAACGGTGAAGAGATCCCAGAAGAGGTAGTCACCGAGGCGCTTGAGTGGACAGACGATATAGACGCCTATGACCCACCGTGTGAGGCCGTTGAGGCCTGGGTAGAAAAGATGCGTAGGAAGGGTGTCCTGTGATCACCACCATCCTGACCGTTGATCTAGGCACACGCACTGGCTGGGCAGCACTCACGCAGGGCAAGGTTGTACATGGATGGGTAGATCTCAAGCCTAAGCGGTTCGAGGGTGGCGGTATGCGCTTTCTCAGGTTTAAGCAATGGCTTGGTGAGGTAAGCGCCAGCGTTGGAGAGATCCAGGCGGTTTACTTTGAAGAGGTCAGGCGTCACCAAGGCGTGGATGCAGCTCACGTTTACGGTGGCTTGATGGCCACGGATCCCTTACAGCGGTGTGCCAGTGGGGACTATCAAGCTCCACGCTACTGGCAAAGGCAATGCAAACAAAGACGCAATGGTGGCTGCCATGCAGGCACTAGGCCATCCAGTAACAGATGACAACGAGGCCGATGCCCTGGCCATCCTGCATTGGGCGATGGAGCAAGACACATGAGAAAACCAATTGGTATCACGTACCCATCACGCATACAAACCGAGACACCAGAAGAGCAAGAGGCATTCAACCAGGTTGAGCGCAACAGCAAGGTCAAGCAAGAGATCTTGCGTAACCCCAGTAAAGAGACAAAGCTGCTGCTGGAAGTGGCGCTGCTGACTGACCTGGTGCGTCAGCTTGCAGACCGTGTGCGCCAGCTG